AACTTCTTAAAACCCAATCCCAACTACCATCAAATTGTGCTCCACATAATTTACCTTCACTCATATCAAAAAAGTTAGGACACTCTGGATGTACTATTGTATCTGCATCAATCATTAAAACTTGGTCATATTCTATTTCATTTGAGTCTAATATGTCAAATAAATAATATCTTTGCCAACAAATAGCCATTTTCTCTTTTTCCAAAACTAAATCATTTAACACAAATAACTCACAATTATTTTTATCACACCATCTTTTCCAACTATCTATTGAATACTTGTAAGCATATCTTCTACTACTTGAATATCTACCATCACCACCTAAATCAATATCCATCATAAAAACTAAATTCTTAGTATTCATAATCAAATAACTCCAAATCTCTACGATATACATTTGAAACTAATTCTATTGTTTCATCATCATAATAAGTTTTATAATTACTATGACTTCCACCAAAACGAACTGTTGGTAATCCAGTATAACCATGAATTTTTAATAACTCATACTCCAAATTTAATTTATCACACAACACTTTAAAATCTTTATTTAAATTTTCAAACTTTCCTATAAAATCTACAAATAGTTCTTCATCTACTTCTGCATAATAACTTTGATTCAACCAATGTGAATTTGAAGGATAACCTTTACTATCAAGTAAATTTCTTTTTACAAATGTCTTAAAATCTGGTGAACTATAATAACGACTATCACGTGTTTGCCACATCTTCCTTTCTTGTAATGATAGCGCTTTAGATGCGATTTTATTAAAATTATTAGCACGTGTTTTAATTAAATATTCGTCAGCGTCACTCCCTACGCCCGGTACCCGCGGGTCACGGACACCACTATACATGGGTGTTTTCCTATAAGAAGACCATGTTATATCTTCTCGCAGATGGCTGTACGCAGAAACTAATCTATCAAACGGATTTCTAACAAAAACAAATTTAAAATAATCATTTTTAATTTCTTCATTTGTCAAGTTACTCCACCAAGTATCAAACTTTACTTTATCGTCTTTTTGACAACTACAATCTGGAACTAATCCCATACCCTTTACAATTTGTTTTTTAGGTTCCTGTTTATATGGTGGTAATCGTGCACCTTCACCAGCTGTACCTTCTTTAACTACGTCTAATCGAAACATACGTCTATAAATTGTAGTTCCAGCTGTTTTCGCTGGTTTCATATAAATAAAGTTGTTATCAACAGAATAACACATATCTTTTAGTAAAAATTTAGTAGAATTAATATGACTTTTTATATTACTCATTTTAAATTTAAGATACAACCTTCTCTGTCATTCATAGTCCAACCAGCTGCTGTTTTAAAACCTCGTTTCTCACCTATAAACGTATCTAATGATACAGCACCTGTAGTAACAATTTCATAAATAGCTTTTTGAATTTCAACTTTCGGATTACCATAATCATCCATAATGATAATTGGTTTATTAAAATAATCCATAACTTTTGGTATATCGTGTTTCACGTGTTCGTATGTATGACCCGCATCTATCATCACAACATCTACCTGTGGAAAATCCCATTCTTCTGTATAAATGTCTTTTTGTATAAATTCTACATTATCTCTATCTTTACATTTCTTTTCAGCTTGTTCTATATTCCAACTATCTTTTTCAACTCCATATACTTTTTTAAATACATTACTATAAACTACAGTTGAATTACCCTGACAACTACCTAATTCTATCATTGTTAAATCTTTGTATTTCTTATGAGTAAAAGTTTTTAAAATATCTCTCTTAAATTTTCTACTCGTAGTGTATTTTGCTGTATCTTTATGTGGCATTAAATCTAAAATTTTATCATATTTTATTTCATCATAATTGTACCTACTTTTTATCATATCCCATGTTTGTTGCATTAACTTAGTTCTATTATCTTTAGGTATGCCATTAAAGCTACAGTTATATCCATACTTTATAAAAAAAGGTGTCTTATCTTCATCAAGTTGCCAGTTAAAATTAAATAATTCCTTCCTTTGTAAATGTGTTAATTTAAATGGTAAAGGTAAATCTGTATTTATATCAATGTTATTCGTCTGTAACCAATAATTCATAGGTGTTTGTTCTGTACCTTTCTTTACAACTTCATCTTGTAGTTTAACAAATTCTTCTATGTTATCTATATAAAACTGTTTAAAGTTATTGAATAAATCTTTATGTTTTTCATTAAACACCATAAATCCAGAGTTTACGTACTTAGTCATATCCAATTCAAAACCTCCGAATATATCTTTATATCCTTGAATACTTTCATATATCCACCTCATATTATCCATATCTCTCCACGCAGTGAATCTTCTATCTGTTAGCTCGAAAAAGTTAGGTGTATCCCATCTAATCATAAAAGAACTATCAACCAGTGCTACCTGATCATATTCTATATTTCTTCTTTCAAGTTCATCGAATAAGAAAATAGCCTTTTGCCAATTTACTCTATACTTAAATAAATCTTTTTCTACTGGTTCAGTAAACGGTACAAATAAACAGTCATTTCGTTCACACCAGTATTCCCACGTGTTTCTTGAATATTGAAAATATTCATAACCCCCATACTTTTCTGTATGTTCTGTATTTACTACTGCGGGCCACCAAACAACATTTTTTTTCAATTTAACAACTCCTGTGGAAAAGTACTTGTTTCACTATTCATTGAATCTAATAGTTCTTCGTTTCTCTCCTGTGTTAACGAAACAAAATTACCATAATTTGAATATCCATATTCTGACCATGAATATGGATGCATTAATACATGAAGTTTTTTAACTTTATTAAAATTTAATTTCAATGGGTGTCCGAATTTCCATTGATGATTTGAATCTGATAAATAAGTTACATTTAAATCTTCTGGTAGAGGTCCTTCTACATATTCAAAAAACAATTCACCATTACAATTAATCAACTCTTCAATTTTCACATACCAAGATAATAATTGTGGATTTACATTAGGTCTATGAAATGCAAATCTATCTATTTTAAATCCATAATAATGTTCTAGCACTTCAATATCTTTCAAAATATTTTTTGTTATTTTTTCAGCTCCTAAATTTGGTGGATTTTGATGTAATCCTATCTTATGTCCCAAATCACGAATTTCTTGAACAGCCTTAATATTTTTTTCTGATAATGCGTTGTATGTATTATTTCTTAGTTGAACAGTATAAGTAGAAACTACACCTAATTCATCAGCTTCTATTCTTGCCATTTTAAGAGCTCTATCAACTGAAAATTCTATATCATGTCTAAGTACACAAAATGATGTTGTATCACCATTTACATCAGCAAAATCAACAATAGGTAGATTTACTTTAATTAAATTGATAATATTTTTGAATTCGTTATAACTAAACATTTAACAACCCTTCTTCTAATAATCTTTCTACTGTTGAATGATATAATGAACCTTGAGGTGTAGCTCTATTTGATAATAAACCTCGTTCACCTTCTAAACAATATTTACTAACTCTATATGCTGGTGAAATATATCTAATTGTATCTAAATAACCATTTCTTACCATGAACCCATAAAAATTTTGAACTGGTTTTTCCCAATCTTTTATACTAAGACCACCTGTTGGGTACGTAGTACCATAATAACCTATACCTGCATTGTCAGTTTCACCTGTTCTATCTAATTCAATATTATCTATATCAAATTTACCACCCATTTTTTCAATTATTTCTGGTTTAAAGAAATCAAATGACCCACGAACTTTACCAGTCATATTTACTATACCATTTGATAATATTAACCACTCACCATCATTTTTAACTTCTGAATAATCACCCGGTCCTGCGTTTTTAAATTCTGGTAAATCATTCATAGAATAATCATTTCTAAATAAAGTTTCAATTTTATTATCTAATACATCAATAAACAAATTATCGTTAAAAACGAAATTATCATCATGTGAAAATAAAAGCATATCATAATTCTTATAGTTATTTTTTTCTAACCATTGATTTGTAATAGCCCAATCACCACAAGTATTTGGTTCTAATATATAATGCCAACCATTTTCTTCAAGATAATTAACAGTAGCTATTTTTTCGTATAAAATTTTATCTATTTTTTCTAAAGTACCATTACTTAATTGAGATAAAAATTTTTGTTTCTCTATATCAGATACTTCAGGTTCTCTATGAGAAACACAAAAATAATCAACTTCCCAATCTTTCGGTATTTTTTGTGTTCTTACCTGTTGATAAAATTTTAGTGGAAAGTGCCACCCATTAATTACTACAGCTAATTTCATACAATCTCTTTCAAAACTTTAATAACTTCTGTTTGTTCATCATCAGTTAATGTAGGATACATTGGTAATGAAAATATTTCATTAGCTAATTTTTCAGTTATTGGTAAATCTCCATCTTTCCAACCTAAATATTCATATCCTATCATAGTATGAACTGGCCACGGGTAACTTATATTTAAATGTATGTCTCTTTCAGTTAAATCTTTCATTATTCTATCCCTATCAGGATGAGCAACCACATATATATAATATCCATGTCTATTGTAGTAACATTCTTCAGGTAAAACTAATTCTGTATCTGATAATTCTTCATTATATCTTTCTGCAATCTGTCTTCTTCTATCTATCCATTCATCTATATAATTAAGTTTTTTAAGTAGTATTGCTGCATGTACTTCATCTAACCTAGAATTACAAGTATCTGGTCCATGTTCTAATGCATAATATTTACCATTCCAATGACCTGATGACATTTTTTTTCTTTCCATTCCAAAAAATCTCATACGATTCATCTTATCATATAACTTCTCATCATTAGTTGTAATAAAACCACCATCACCATAAGCACCAAATATTTTAGTTGGATAAAAAGAAAAACAACCAACATCACCTATTGAACCTGCTTTTCTACCGTTATAAGTAGCACCGTGTGATTGTGCACAATCTTCAATAACTCGTAAATTATTCTCGTGAGCAGTATTCATAATAATACCCATATCACACATTTGTCCAAACAAATGGACTGGTATAATTGCTTTAGTTTCATTATGTATTGCACTCTGTAATTCTACTACATCCATTAAAAAATATCTATCAACATCAACAAATACAGGTGTTGCTCCAGTCATTACAATAGCTGTTACAGTAGGAACTGCTGTGTTTGATACAGTAATAACTTCATCTCCTGTACCGATATTCATAGCTTTTAAAGCAATGTACAATGCATCTGTACAATTACCTACTCCTATACCAAACTTTGAATCACAATATTTAGAAAATTTTTCTTCAAACTCTTCTACTCTTGGACCAAAAACCAATGTTCCTCCACTAAACACGTTATCTACTGCATCTAAAATTTCTTCTCTTAATGCTTCATATTCTTTTTTATAATCCCATACTTTTATCATAATTGTCTCCTATACGTGTGATATGATAGTTCTAACTGAATTAGCTACCCAAGATTCTTTTTCTAAACATTGTTTTATTTGATACATACTCATCCAAATAAAATTATCATTTTTAAAAGTAATATTATACTCTTCTTCTACTTCTACTATCATATTCAAATTTCGTTTACTATAAAATCTACCACCGTCTTCAGATTGCCATTTCTTCAATAAAACTTTACCTACTTTTTCCGCATTCTGAAAAATATTTAAATAATTTGGAACATTACCTAAATGAGCTGCGTTTATATTACTGAATGTAGCTTGTAATGTTGGACTAATTTGAACTAAATTTACATTACCCGGTTCTGATTTGGCTTCCAATAAATAATGTGGTATTCCTTCAAATCTTTTTCTAACAATCCCGAGTATACCACCATCTAAACCAACTTGTTTAAAAAGGGGTTGGTCCCATCCTCTTTTTGCTTCTCTAATTTTAGTGTGTACTCTAAGTGCTTGAACTGAATAAAATTCACCACTTGTATGATATATAATATCTCCATCAAAAATCCATTCACTACAGTCTTTCAAAGATATTTCTTCAATAACCATTTCTTTTTTATCAAGTACACTTTGATACCATTTTTCTATATCTTCAAATGTATGAAAAGTTGACCAATCTTTTAAAGTTTCAAAATGAAACTCTAATTGATTTTCATCAATTTTACTTGTCATATTTAAACCTAAAATATGTTTTTTATATTTATTTAACTGTTTTAAATATTTATCTTGTTTCATTTTAAACTCTCAACTGTTAACTTAACTCCATCTTGTAAATTAACTCTTGGTTGCCAACCAATTACTTCTTCTAATAACCTATAATCTCCTACATAACTACGCATTTCAATGGGATTCAAATCAATAGTATCATCTTCCGTGACTGTAACATCTGTTAGTACAGAGGCTATAGTGTTCCACATATCTGATATAGTTGTTAATTTATTACTTCCTACTACAAAAAATCTACCATCAAAAATATCATCATTAGCTAAACCTGTCTTTATAAAAGCTTTAACTATATCATCAATATAAACATAATCTCTATAACAATTTCTATTCTTAAATAACTTTAATTGTTTATGTTCAATTCCATATTTTATGACTCTGGCAATCAATGAACCTGACGTTTTTCTATTTATATCTTTATCTCGAACAGGACCGTAGATATTTGGTAATCGTAAAATAATACTTTTCAATCCAAACTTTTCGTTATATATTTTTAAATAATGTTCTGAAAGTAGTTTGTGTGCTGACCATTCTGCTGCTGGTTTTGCTTTTGTGTTTTCATTTACTTTATCTTCATTTACTATTCCAAATACATTAGTTGAACTTGCAAAAATAATTTTTGGATTACATCTTTTCTCAACACAAGTTTGTAACATATGTAAAACTGATACTGAATTTACATTTAAATCTCTTTCTGGTGTTTCATGTTCTACTTCTACAGCTGCTAAATGAAAAATAATATCAATATCATCTTTTATAATATCATTCCAAGTTTCTTTTTTAGATACATCACCGGTAGAAATAATTAAATTACAATCAATGGAATTAAACGACTTTACTAAAGTTGAACCTATATAACCTGTACTACCTGTTATTAATATATTTAATCCTTCATAAGAAGTCATTTAAAATCCTGTCTTACCATCCCATTCAAATGGTATTAATTCATCATTAAACGGTATTCTGTATTCATCGAGTTCTTCATGATGATACGGTTCAGTTGTAATACTAATAATATAAGCATCCTCTTTACCTACAGCTTCAAAACCGTGATAACAACCTGTTGGTATTTTTACTAATACTGGATTATCTTTGTTTACAATATATTCTTTTAATTCACCGTATGTCGGTGAACCATCTCTATCATCAAATACAACAATTCGAGCTGTACCATTAATACAAGTAAAATAATCTGTTTTTATTCTATGATAATGCCAAGCTTTTACAAAACCTGGTTCGCAGCAAGTGATATATACTTGACCGAATTTTTTATAAATAGGATCATCCATTCTCAATATTTCCATTAAAAATCCTCTATCATCTGAATGAATTGTCAACTCTTTAGTTATAAAAGCATCTTCATATTCTTTTTCTTTCATATTAATCTATCTCCATTTTATTTTTTTCTTTTATTATATAATCACTACAAATACCTGCACAGTTACTATAAGCTGTCTTACTTATTCTTTGTATTTCTGGTAATACACATATTGATTTTTCTGTTAATGGGTACGTTGGATATGTCCATAAATAACCGTGTGAAGTCAATGTAACATCATCTTTTTGATGAAAGAAACAATGAGCTTCTATCTTTTGTAGTTCATATAATACCTGAATATCTTTAGCGTGACACCAAACTTCTTTTCTTTTTAGAAAATCTGTTCTAACTCTATATTGAGGTCTATCATGTCCAGTCCAAAATATTCCCTCATACCAATGAACATCAATCTCTACATCAAAACCTTGTTCAATAGCTTCTTCACAATATCCTTGACCATTTTCAAGTTTTGACTCTTTACCGTTTGTATTTCCTCTATGTGCTATAAAAATCATCTATAACTCCCTCACATCTATAAAACTACCACTTTCAAGTTCTTCTTTTAATTGTGGTAATAACTCATAAATCTTCTCTGCAGCCTCATCTGCAGAAGGAGCTTCATTATTTTCTCTTAATTCTACAAACTTTTTTTTCCATTCAAATTTCTCCCCATCTACTTCTTCACATATAAAATCTTGCATTGAAGTATTTACTGGTCCTGGTGAAAGTGATAAAAAATGTGTTTTAGGATTTTCAATTGCATAAACTTTCATCATCATATTAAGTGCTGCTTTAGAAATAGAATAATTTCCCCAACCTGTATATGTATTAATTGCTGCACCCGAAGATATTGCTACTACTTGTTTAACTTCAATTTTCTTATTAATTAAATAATCAATAATCATTTTATTAGATAATGTATTAATATCAAGTACTCTTTCTAGTTCGGGTAAAACTACTTTATTTGAAAATTCAATTTGACCGAGAACACCCGCATTAAGGATAACCACATCAATTTCACTTACATCTTTTAGCAAAGTTCGTAATTTTTCAGGAATTTGATGTTTCCATATAAGATCACATTCAATATGATTATACCCTTTAACTTCGCTTCTACTCAATCCAGATACGGTATATCCTGTCTCAGAGTACTTTTCAGCTAAAGCTTTCCCTAATCCAGCACTCATTCCTGTGATTAAAACATTCTTCATTATATTTCCACTCCATGATAATATAGTAACAACAATTCTTTATTAAAATTATCTCTATCTAATCCTTTTACTAAATCACAAAATAGAATAAACTTACTCATTGGTACATTTAATTTTCTAGCTTGTGTTGCATAGTGGTCTGTAATACCATATCTTCCAGTTACCATAAGATATGGACTTACTGTTTTCTTAAATAAGGCTTCATAATATTTGTGAATAAACTCATTCAATTTCAATGCTTTATCATCATCAAGTACATTCTCTAATTTTAAATTACCGGCACCCTTTCCAAGAGACATTACTGATGTATCACAGTAATCTACATAAGGACTTTCAAGACACTTAATATAATTCATATAAGCTTTACCAGTATGATTGTGTAGATGAAAACAAGTTTTCTTTCCAGAATCTATTATCCTCTTGAAAAATTGTTCATATCTTTTTATATCTCTATGTAAATTTAAATGTCCGTGTGTATCTGCAAAACCTATAATATCAAAATCAGAATCAAGAACAATATCAAGTGCAGAATTGAGTTCATCATCTATATAATTGGTCGTATTAAAAAGATTAAATGCTATAACTAAACCAGTATGTTTTTTTAGTTTAACGGCAAATTCAAATCCCTCTTTAACCATATCTTTTCTACAAGTCATTCTAATCATTTTAATTTCATTTTGATTATCTGTAGGATAGTCGTTTAAATCTTTACTACAATAAGAATAGTCAATCATAACAGATATATTATTTTTACCTTGTTCACCTGTAACTTTTTTGACTGTATCTATATCTAAATTAAAAAATCTATTCTTACTTTTCGCTGTTTGTTTCCAATAACCCATCTCTACATAACTAACATCTAATTCACTCATTAAATTATAATACTCTTGTGCAAATTCTATTGGCCAATCGAAATCACAAGTAAATCCACCGTCTCTTAATGTAACATCAACTAATTCTATTGTTTCTTTCACTATATAACTCTGCTAGTTTAAAATCTTCAAAAGTATCTATCTCTATACTCTCAGGTAATTGTATCGGATAAAAATAATTATTTTCACTCGTTCTATTCTTATTCTTCATAAATTCTTTTTTCGTGAATATAAAGAAAGCTCCATTACCCATTATAACTGGTTCTAAATTCTGTGTTTTAGGAACTTCTTCAGGATTAAAATTTACCGGTTGTCCTTTGAAATATGTAAATTCTTTATGTTCTGTACACGCACATACTGTATCATAACCTTTAGTTGACATTTCAGTAGCTTTTAGTATAGTTTTTAACTTTATAAAAGGTGATGTTACATGAGGTGTTATTATTATTTCATCTTCATCAACAACAAATTTATTTAAAAAGTTTTCAATCATAAATAGTACCGGACTTACTCCAAATTCAATATTATTCTCCATCTCAACAAATCTTGAATCTCTTTTATAACAAGTTATATTAGTTAAAGTTTTACATTCATTAAATATTCTATCACTATCTGTATCTATATATACATCTTCGAGTGCCAACTCATTTAACAAATGCCTATATAATGGTATACCACCTAAAGTAAGAAAGTTTTTATTGGGTAATCTTTCTGATTCTTCTTTTATTATTATAAAAAATTTCATTCTTCAATAAATGTACAAACAATAGTTCTCTCTTGAAGTGGATAAACTTCATCACCTGGATCTAACTCTATAAAATGTATATCTTGCCACTTACCCAACATCAATTCACCATTTTCAATTGGTACTATTTCTGATGTATTAAAAAATAGTGTTCTCATATGAGCGTATGCATTAATTCTTTCTCCTTGAGGTACGTCATTACGTAAGGATATCAAATCATGTAGATATCTTCTATTTTCTGGTTTATGTTTTGGTAAATATTTATCAAGCCAAAATCTTATATCAGCGTGATGCAATGTTTCATTTTCAAGTACTCTCAATGAAGTAGTAGTATGTGTTGTGTACATATTAACTAATCCACTTTTACCCCACTCTTTTGCATACGCAGCAACTTCAGGTGTAAGTATTGTAAAAAGTTTATCTGTTTTTATTTTAATAGTTTTTTTCATTTTAAAATATCCTCTAATTTTTGATATTCAAGTTCAGGAAAGGTGTTTGTTGCATCACAATTTATTAAATTTATGCTATGCTTGTCAAGTTCTTTTTTAACGTGATTATAATTTATCCATTCTCGTTTTCCTTCTTTTCTTACACTATCATAAAAGTGGTCCCAACCACCATCACAACCTAACAAATAAATATCCTTAAATCCTAAGTATACTGCTAAAGGTATAGCTAAGTTATCTATAGTGCTTCCTCCATACGCTGTAATTGTTTCTAAATTTGTATCTATATAATACTCATCTGTTTTTAATAACGTTTCTCTATTTTCCATATGATTTATATGAATACCACTTTTTTCATTGTGTTTAACTATATAAATATTTTCATATTTACTATCTAAATTAATTCCTCTACAAGTAGAACCAGGATTGTTATGACAATTACCGTGTCCGTTCGAATATTTATCTGCAATCATACATCTGTTACATATCACATACCAGCCGTCATTCATTTTATCATTAAAAATAGCATGATAATGGTTTTCCATAACTGTAGTATCTGCTATACAGAGATAATCTGGTGTAAAATCTTCTTTAAGTAAAATTAAATTAATACCTATTGTAACTTCATCTTTTAATAATGATAAATCTAATTCATTTAATGAAGTACCTGTACCAACTACAAAACATCTTTCTTTTTTATCTTTATAGTAATTTTTTTCTACCATTATTTAATATCTTCACTTATTTGATTCAACCAATATGACATTTTTAACTTTTCTAAATTATATTCTTTATCCATCATTTCTTTATATTTGTCTTCTAAAAATTCTTCTGTAAGACTACATATATCATCAACTTGTAATATAGGTAAATCATCGTACCAACTCATACCGAGTGTCTTTTGAACAATAGGTATAACACCAATGTACATAGCTTCCCAAGTTCTATGTGAATCCGCACAACAACTCTCAGGTGAGATTGCAAATTTATGATGATACATTTCTCTCAAATATTCAAACTGTCTACCTACACCTTCAGTTGCCCAACTTTTATCTCGGAAATAGTACACAATTTCATCTCGTTCCGCGTTAGTACCTAATCTGAAATTAAAGACGACTAAATTATCATCTCTCTTTTTTTCATTAAATAATACTTTATCTCTTATTAGTTCGATTGTAATATTACATAAACCGTTTGGTACGGGTCTAAATTTATCATTATCAACACACATCAAACCTTTACTATATATTCTTTTTATATTTTTCGGTGTATTGTATATATCATATATTTCAGGAAAATTACCTCCGTGTGGTTCTGGTGAAGTTACCACATATAAATCTTCCACATCTAAATTTACAGTTCTTTTAGTTTTTGCTAAAAATGAATTTATATTATCAATTAGTACACCTTTAACTCCAGTTGATTGTTTATCTGTTACTTTTAATATACCCGCATCATCATTTGTACCCAAAATAATATCATAATCTTCAAAATATCTACTCATCCAATTAGGTGAATCTCCTTGTGTATCAGTAATGAATTTAACTTTTTTATTTTCTTTTAAAAATGATTTTAATTTATCATTCCAAATATGTCCTATATTAAATCCCCATTTACCCGTACCTGGTCCGACATGAACACCAGTCCAATGTATAAATTCATCTCTCTCTATAGATTTTAGATATTCTAATGTAAATTTAGATTCCATCTTTTTTCCTTTGTACTATTTTTTTATCTTTTATCAATCCTACTTCTGTCCACTCTGTTAAAAAATCTGAACGTGTTTTTATTTCTTCATAAGCCCCCACTATATCCATCGCTTTAGGTTCAGTCCAATGAGCTTTATGTACCCATGCGTGTTCTGCTAAATTTCCTGACCAATAATCATCAAATATTACTATACCACCTTCACTTACAAGTTTAGCATAGTCATCCCAATCTTGTATTACACCCTTTTTTGTATGGTCTCCGTCTATAAATAATAAATCTATTGAACTCCCTAATATAGAATTAACTTTTTCAATAACTGATGAATCGTGTGATGAACCTTCTATCAGATTATATAAATGTTTATGTTTATTATGTTTTACTACATTACTATTTACTGAAGAAATTGTGTTAGTCCCCCCACTTACAGGGTCTTCTGTAAGTCCTGTTCTACTTTTATAGTAACCATTAAAATAATCAATTGAAACATAATGTGATTTGTATACAGTCTGCATCATTGTTAACATAGAACCGCCCCATAAAGTTCCAATATCTAAAACTTTCTTACACGTATCTCCCATCAACTCTTTAACTAAATATAAAATATGAGTTGCTCCGTGTTCAGCATTCATAGCTACTCTACCAATCATATCTTTATTGATAGATTCTACAACTTCTAATGAATAATCTAATTTTTTGTGATTTAATATATCTTCTAATTTAAGTTGCATTCCTACTCTCAAATTCTTTTACATATCTATCTAAATCTTCTGGTGTTCCTAATCCCCACATCTGTTTTCTATCAATATGATATGTCTTTATCTTTTTACCATCTTCTATTGCTTCATTATAAACAGGACATACATAAAATTCATTATTAGTTCTAACATCTTTATCTAACATTTGTTTACAATATTTTATATAATCAGAACCTCTTGTCCAAAAATATACACCAACTGTAGCTATATTACTAATTGGGTCTTTCTCAGCTACTCTTTCAACGTATCCGTTATCATCAAGTTTTGCAAAACTCCATTTCGGGTGTGTTGATTTAAATGTTAATATCCCTCCATCAATATCATCTGCTATCATAGAATACATAAACTCATTACTATTCCAATCAAGATACTGGTCTGAATTTGCCATTAATAATGGTTCATCATTATTAATATATTTTTCTGCTAATAATGTTGTACACGCCGCACCTTCAGTTATTCCATCTATCTGTACAATTTCACAGTTGGGTGAAATTAAGTTTAATAAATGTTTTAAATTATACTTTTCATAATGTTTTTTTTGTACAACATAAATATACTTAGCTTCTATGTTTAAACTTTCCACTACCAGTTGTATCATGGGTTTTCCTTCTACATCAACTAATGGTTTTGGAAAACTATAACCAACTTTTTCAAATCGTTTTCCGGCTCCTGCCATCGGTATTAATACATTCATTGTATCTCCTTGCCACTTAGGTTTAATTTCTCCATCTCTATCCGTTGTCTTAATTACTTTTTTAATTTTATCATAACTAACATCTTCAGTATTTTTTACAGAACATAAAATTGCTCCACTACTTAAAGCACCTTTTCTACCTATATGTGAATCTTCTACAATTACAGTTTCATTTGGATTTACTTCCGCCTTAATCATACACTTTAAATACATTTCTGAATTTGGTTTTGAATTTTTTACATCCTGATTAGAATACATAAAATCAATATATTCAAAAAAACCTTTTCTAATTAATTGTAATTTAGCCGTTTCTCTAATTGAATTAGTTGCACATGCTAATTTATAACCTTCTGATTTTAAACTTCTTAGTATACCTCTGATTCTATCATCTACATTAAATCCATCAATAATCTTTAAGGTCATTTCTTGTTTTAATTTCCATACAGTATCATGTAAGTTTTCAGGTAGTCCTTTATTTGTTGTAAGCATATTTAATTTTTTAGTAGTTGATAATCCGTCGTATGTTGACAAATGTTCATCTCGATTTATAATATATTTTTGATTTATATGTGATAACGCTTTATTCAACGCTTCATAATGTATTTCTCTTGCGTCAACTAATACTCCATCTAAATCAAAAATTATTAATTTAATACGTGTTGTATTTACATTATTTTTATCCACAATAACTCCCCTTTAATCAACTTTAAATACTACTTTATCACCGACTTTACTCGGAGTTTTTACACATATAATACCACAATCTTCTAAAAAATCTGGGTCTGCTATTTCATATGGTTTAACAATAAAAATATCTCCTGTGTTTAACTCTTTCCCCTGCATTATCATTTTACCACTAACTAATAAATTTATTTCAGTAATATCTTTATGATAATGCCATTCCCATTGTTCACCTTTTGGGTGTACTCTATAACAAACTTCAAAATCTTTTGTTTTATATGCTGTAGGTTCAAAGTCTCCAACAAACCAACCCTTAAACATATCTTTAAGTTTAAATATATCCATTATATTCCAATCTCCTCCCAATCAATAGTTTCAAATCCTTTATCTGTTTCTACATTAACACTTATAGCTCTATCTGGTAACCATTTTGTTAATTTATCATTAATTAAAACTCTCGCACCATTACCTACATTCATTATTAATTGATCCCAACACAACCCTAATTCTCTTAAATCTTTTTCTGTCATTTCTCGTGCACTTTCTTTCCTACCGGTCATTAAAATAATCCTACATCCTGTTGAATCCCATTCATCAAATTTTTCTAACACACCTGGTAATATTTCTGCTTTATTACGTGTAACAACAGAAAATCTATGTGAATGTTTTAGTATTGTTCCGTCTAAATCACATATTATAGTTTTCGGTTTATTTTGTTTATATTCTCTTTGTTTTCCCAAATAATTTTTATAATCTTCAGGTGAACCTAAAGAATGATATTGTCCACTTTCAAAATGATAATTTCTTATTTTTTTACTATTTTCAATTAATATATTATATGTTGGTGCTATATAATATTCATTTCCAGATTTATTACCTCTACTAATCAGTTCTTCAGCTGAAACTATAAAATCTTTACCGTGTTTCCAATAATGTAATCCAATTAACGCTAAATTACTTATAGGTTTTTTTTCTGCTAACTCTAAACCTAACCCATCTTCATCTACTTTTATATAACTATTTTTAGGACTACTTGAATCATAAGTTATAACTACTCCATCATCTTCTTCATTTATTGAATTTATAAATTTATCTGATGACCAATCTAAAACTTGATCGCAATTTGTTATAATTAACGGTTCATTATTATTTATTGATTCTTTCGCTAATAAACACGTAGCGGTAGCTCCTTCAGTTAAATAATCTACTTCGTAAATTATAGGTTTGTCTGTAATTTTATTTAAAGTTTCTTTCAATAAAATATTATGTTCTTCATTTTCATATTTTCTAACGATAAATATGTACTGACCTTCAATATCTAAAGACTCTACTGCCAACTCAACCATTAATTTATTACCTACTTTAATTAATGGTTTAGGTATATCATACCCTTTTATTTTAAATCTTGAACCCGCTCCTGCCATTGGTATTAAAATATTCATATTATTTGATTTTCCTTCATATGTTTAATTATAATATCATCTAACTCAAAATAATCATCTCCGTGTATGCACTTATACCAATGTTTACTATATTCACCTTTAACTAATGCGTTACTTACCACTACTGGATAATTACGATTCGTTCCTAATATTTTATATCCATCATTGTAATAATCTTGTAATTCAAATTCCCACGGTCCTCCTAAACCTGGTTTCATATATTTCAACATATATTCTTTTGACCAAATAGATGGTTGACAACAAACTCTATACATTGATGTTTGACTTAGTTCAGTAACTTCTACATCACTCTGACCATATATAGGGTCTATTATTGTTCTATAAGTTGTATAAGATTTATTAATTGAATTATTTGTAAGGTCAATACGACCTATATTATCATCTAAACAAGTTAATAGTTGTTCATAAACATATTCATTAAATGGTTTTATAAAAAAGTGGTCTTCTTGCATAAATATAAAATAATCATCTTCAACTGTACTAAAATAATTATGGAAATCAGTAGTCCATCCTTTTGACCCATTATTTGAACCCAAAGCTATAATACTAAAGTTTTTTGGAAGTTCATATTCACTAATTGTTCCTCTATTAAGAACTGTTACTTCTATATCATCAGACCAAAATTTATTAAATAAATATGCATATGGTGTTAATGCACTAACATAATCATCACAAGTTGCTACAAATACTTTCATGCTACATACTCCGCGGATAATCGTTTATCTTTTAAACTTCTAATTGATGAATGTTGATTCATTTTATACTCATATTTAGGTAGTACTCGTTTTGACCATTCTACATCTTCAGATTCACCCCAATTTAAATTTTCATTTAACGGTTCATCTTCCATTACATATTTTTTAGCTACCCAATAACCACCTGAAATATACATATATTCAAATTTATTATAATCGTATGATGGTAATCTTAACCTATGATTAGGGTCTGTAATAACTGGTCTTGTTTGAACTTCTTGAGCTCCACCAGGAAAATTAAGTTCAGGGTCATCATAAGCACACCAATCTCGAAACCTACTACCGTCAAGATTTTTTATTATATTCATACAAATATCCCATTCATCTCCAAATTTTTGAAATCCTATATACCAGTCGTCTTCTAAATAAAAATAATCATGTAAAAATACAATATTATCATATTTAGCATTTTGAGTAATTAAATTTTTCTTAACTGTATAATTACCTGTACCTTCATCAAACGGTACATATTTTATTTCACTTCGATATTCATCTCTACCACCAACTACAACAATTTCATAATTTATTATATTCTGTTTTAATATAGAATCTATAACTACATTCGTAACTAAACTATTAGTGATAATTCCAAATGTAAAATCCATTACGCATCACCTAAAACTATAGTTTTACCTTCACCGCTATATCTAAGATAATCAATATTAGAATAATCATAATCTTTGATTCTATAGTTAGTCCAATCTCCTGCATAAGGTCTGTTTATATTTATACAACCTGCTATATTATCTATACCAGCTCCTACATCCATAAAAATAGCATTAGTATATTTTTTAAATCTATACAGTAATGCAGATTTAGAATGTCCTATACCTAAAAGAAATATTTTTGATGTTGATTCTTTTAATTGTTTACCTACAAAATCTTCAACTAAATTTACATCATCACATGCATACTTTTGTGGAAAGTGTATATAATCATTAAAATTATCTAATCCTAAATATTCTTTATATTCATCATACTGCATAAGTTCTTCAATCAAATACAATTTTTCACTAGCTCCTATCAAACCAATACTATTACCAAATTCTTTAAAAAACCATTTATTAGAAACTAAACTGTAACCATATTCAGCTGGATAATGTATCTCTATATCTGGTATTACATCTGTAAACATTCTTCTATTCTCTGGATATATTTCACACATATAATAATCATTTAGTTTAGCTCCATCTACAAAATCTTGATGATTAATTTCTTCAAATGGTAAACTTAAAGCTCTATTACCTGGTTTTGCACTACCGACTCCATTTTTAGTCAAGAAATAATAATCTCCGTCTCCGAATTTATAAAACGTTTTAGAAGCTTTAACGTGTACAAGTTGTTTTAGATGTGATTTAAATTTAATTAAATCTTCTTGAAATTCTGGATATGTATTATTATCTCTGAAACAAGAATGTGGATCTAAATTTATTGTATTATTTATTTTATATAAATCAGAGTACACTAAAAATTCTCTTCAAAATACTTGTTAACCCAATAAATTACATAATCAATATCTTCTTCCTTCATTCTATTATTACAAGGTAATGTCAAAAATTTCAACCACTCAGTATCAGAAACTGGATATTCTCTATCATGTTTTAAAATATCATACTTATATAACGGTTTGAAATGAACAGAAGTATGAATATTTTTATCAGCCAAATACTCTATTAAAATATCTCTATGATTAGCTGGTACTCTGGTTACATAATATTGAACAGTTTCAGAATGTGGTGGTCTTTGTACTAACGGATTTAATTCTTTATTATATCTTGACTGTACGTGTCTTCTAAATTTTAAATGTTCTGGTAATTTTTTCATCTGTTCTAAACATATAGCAGCAATAATATCTATCATATAATATTTGTACCCCAAAACATTTACTTTATAATCCCACGAATAACCTGGTTTACCGTCTAACCCCTTTTTTGACCTACTCCAAGTTGAAGATACACCAAACCACGTCATTTCTCTACATCTATCAGCTAACTGTTTATCATCTGTAGTAATCATTCCACCGTCTCCTGCAGGCATTGTCTTTACTGCTTGAAAAGACCATACTGCACAATCTCCATCTAACCCAGCCCCTGGTGTATAACAACTGTGAGCGGTATCTTGAAGTATAAATCCATCAAATACTTTTCTTAACTCTTTATAATCAGCAAAAACCCCAGCTTCATCTACAGCTATCATTAACTCACTATTTGGTTTTTTATATCTTTCAACATCTTCAGGATCAATACATAACGTGTCTCGTTTTACATCAACTATATTAGAAGTAAAATTATTCCATAAAGGTATCATAGCAGTTGCTATAAAAGATATAGCTGGATTAATTACATCTATACCCTTCCAACCCATAGCTTTCATTACTAAATCTTGTCCGTGTGAATTACTTGTAACTGCTACAGCATATTTATGTCCTACCATCTCAGCGAACTTCTCTTCAAACTCCTGTACCTTTGGTCCTTTTCCCCACCAGCCACTTTCTATAACTTCACGTAAAGCCTGTACTTCTTCTTCACCACCTTTAGGTCCTAATACTGGTAACATAGTTTCTCTAATCTTCATTTTCATTCTCTTCAAAAACTTCAATCATTAAAACATTTGGGTCGTGAATTAAAACCATTACATTATCTTTTGTATGAAATTTAGTAAATTGGCCCTGTTCAATAGTTTCTGTATCTACTCCGTGTATTGTTTTACAATGACCCCCTATAAAATGTATTATTTGAGTAACATATCTACCTTTTTGTGCTACACTTGATTTAAGACCTGTCATTGTAAACTCCTATAAAAATTTTTAAACTCTTCAAATAACTCATACGGTGGTGAATTATATACTTCTTCTCCACTATGATATTTATCAAATATTTTTATATTTTTTAAATTATCTGTTAAATCTCTTTCCCATTTATACTTCAATCTAAACCCTTCTTCTGCTGTTTGTTGAGTAAAAGTTGGTGTCTTTACAAAAAATGGTAGTACTGCTGAACCACTTGCTCCATAAATACTACATTTAGTAGCCTTTAATAATGCTAATTGTCTATCTAACGAATCATCATCATCATCAAAATTTATTGTCATTATATTTTCTTTATTATTTTTATACAACTCTGTATCTTCAAAACTCATAGCCCCACCCGAAGCTCCGCTCGTCGAAAGACTTATAACAACTATATTTGTTTCCAATTCATTTATAACTCTATCTAAAAATATTTCCCAACTTTCTGGTTTCCAATTTAGATAACATCCACCTGTATTCTCACCTCTATTTCTATCTCTAATTCTAGCCATAAGTGCGATTGTATCTCTACCATTTGAAAAATAATTTTTTATTTCAGTTTTAATTTCATTATACATTTCTGAATCAACTTCATAATTTATATAATCACCGTCTGGTTCTTCGTCATGAATATGTCTACCACCTACAAACATTTGGGGGTCTACATTATATAATAAAATTTCTTCAGATCCTCCACCGACATAATGTTTTTTATACTGATACCGTGACGCTACTCTATACATAAATTCTTTTAAGTTTTCAGGTACTACTTCACCTACATCAATTACGTGTTGTCCTCCGGCCGCTGGAAATTTTAATGTCTCCTCAAGTTCTTTTGGGTATGATACATAGTCTTCTATAAAATCTTTGTACATTGCTCTTCGACCTCTATATCCAATATGTACTGCGTAATAATCTTTATACTTTTCTTTTCTTATTTTTCTTATACCTGGATTCCACCAACTTAACTCATAACTAAATTCACCACACCACGGTCCGAATATTATAACTTTATCCTTCATTAATATTCTCTGGTGTTAATTTATATTTCTTAAATATATCTAATAATAATTCATCAACTAATTTAATATTTAAATCATTTTTTCCATCTACAAAAACATCCCAAGAATTTTGAACGTGTGGTTGAAATCCTAATGAACATACAGGTTTATCAGCAGCTTCATATCTTTGTTCCATATGTGTTAATCCAACATTATATTTGTTATTAAGTGTTGTCAATAAAGTTGTTATAGCACTATTATTTCTTAAAATTGATATATAATTTTCATCACTATAAAAATCAGATTCTTTATTAAGTTCCATAAAATCAACTACATAATTAACAACTTGCGTAGATGTTTGTTTTAAAAACATTGAACAAGTATTCCATTCAGGTGTATAAACATATGTACATCCTCCAATCTCACCATCAAACTCAGGAAACGTTACTTTATTTACTTGCCAAGAATCTTGATCGTGAAACCAAAAATCATCTTCTAAATAACCACCTTCCATTAATTCTAATATACCATACCATTTATTATTAAATATATTTGTTGTACATACATTTTTAAGTTCTATATTCTTTACACCTTCGTGTTCGAAATCAAAATTAGTACCTATAATTATATCTTCTTTATTCCAACCAAGTCTTAAACTATTATCAACTTGAGCTCTAAAGTAATTAAATAAAAGTTTATTATCATACCTCTTTTTATCTTCAACTATATTATATATTAAAACATTTTTCATATGCTACTGTATAACTCATTTTGTTTAACTTGTTTTTCTATTGTTTTGGGATGATATAAAGATAATTCTTCTACTGGTGGTAAATGAGCTAATGTTTTATGACCTGTAATAACTTCATGTACAGGTTTTATCCATTTAATTTCTGATATGTTTTTGAAAACACGAGCCTGATAATCAGGATAGTTTACCCAACCTTTATCTGAAACTCTCCAACCCCACTTACTAGCCCATTCTTCTGTAAGACCTTCTACTGTATTTACTCTTGGTACCCAAATTAAATCTACCTCATTAGTTTCAATTACACTTGGTAACTGTTCCATTAATATTTCATGTGGGTATTCATCAGCGTCAAGGTGAAATATATAATCACCATTACACATTGATTTAGTATAATTTTTTAATTTAGAAAAATCTTTATCGAATGATGGTTGAGGTGTATGCCAACTAAAATTATTATTTGTTGATTGGCTTCTAAGATATTTTTCTACGTCTTGAGTACCATTCTTGTGATCAAAAGTTACTACTATTTCATCTTCACTTCTTTTATATTTTAATAGAAATGTAAGTAACCTTTGTATTTCTTCTAACTCACTACATACTGTTATTGCGTAGGATATCTTCACTTAAAACCTCTTTAAATTCTTTTGGTAAAACGATTGGCTCTAAAAATACTTGTGATTTTCTAGCCTCTTTATAATCATAAGTTCTATATACTGAATATCTTCCAATACGTTGTTTTAATTTATTATAAGTTGCTTTTCTAACTCCTCGTGGTCCAACTCCTGGTATTTCAACTCTATAAATACCATCTTCACTTATAATTTGAACAGTGCCAATTCTTTCTAAAAGTTCAACAAGTTTTGGTTTATTTCTAATTGTAGGTATATTACCTCTACTTTCTAATTTTAATCCTATTAAATGAAAAGTTTTGGTTTTATCTTTTCTTATATATGGCATTCTCGGATTCAACACAAGAACTGTATTTAAATATCCTACAGTACCTTTTCCTTTATATCTAAAAGATACTATATCTCCTGCTCTCACTTTACTCCAAGTATATATTTGTTTAGGCATTCTGTTTTAAATCTCTTGTTATTCCCATTTCTTTACACGCTTCTAAAAACTCATATTGACCATACTCTTTCGCATTTTCAACTTCAAGTCTCTTATCATAATTATCATATTTATGTTGTTCTTCTTTAGGAATATCAACAACTTTTGCATATTTCCAAACATATTCCTCAGGTGTTCCTTCTGGAAATATCATTCCTAATTCACCCATATTAATTACTGATGGAAACCACACTATATTTCTATGTTTATCTTCAAATTTTAACTTCTGAACTAATCTTGGTGATTTTTTTAAATTTTCTACTAATTGTAAACTACTAATCTCATATCTTGAATCACTCATAAACCCACAATGAAAACATAAATATGAACTATAATTTTCTTGTATATCTTCAAAACAATTATCAGTATCGTAACATACTGGACAATCTATAACTCTTTCCATTTTTAAAATCCGTATTTATTTGATAGATAATTGAGGCAAACAGCACCACCTATTAAAAGTCCGTAAAATATTATCATAAACATAATACCTATTACCACTTCCCACCAATCAACGTTTTCATTTTTATTTATATCTGGTGTTGGAAATACTACTTCATACCAATCTAATTTTTTATTTCTATTTCTATCTAAAAGTTTTAACAATCTTTTATACATAATTTAAACCTTCTTTAATTTTGGTAATTTTATTTTAGGTTGTTGAGTTGAACCTACTTTCTTTAATTTTGGTAACTTGAGTTCAACTTCTTCTGGAAACTCTGGAACGTATTTATCTAACATTTTTCCAAGTTCTTTTGTCATTGCTTGTAATGAAAATTTAGATTTATTTATCTTTGAAAGTTTATTTGCATTAAGAGTATACTTTTTATAATTATCATATACATTTTTCATTACAACTGATGCCTCTGGATAATTTACAGTAAACCATTGTGAACTTTCTGCATACATATCATCAGGAAATGCTCTCTTCGGTACTTCATCTAAACCACCTCCAAGTAAAATAGCATTATCTTTAGATAAAAAATCTAAATGTCCACTCCAATTTGAAGCAATAACTGGTTTTCCACTTATACTAGCTTCAAGTAAAGGTCTACCATATCCTTCTCCGTGAGTTAACGTTACGTGTGCTTTAACTTTTGGATGGTTATATAACCCATTCATTTCATCATCTGTTAAATCACCGTGCAATAAATAAACATTTGGTAAATCACCTTTTATTGTTTCTTTTATATCAGTTATTTTCTTTAATATATCTTCTCTATCAAGTACTGAAACTGTTGCACCACTTGTTTTCATAATAAGTCCAGGTTTCTTTTTCTTATTTTTAAATGTTTCAAGAAAAACTTTCAGTAACATACCTGTATCTTTTCTATCTTCCCCTAAACCACCCTGCAACCAATGTCCTACATATAGAAAATTAAAAGGTTCTTCTACTTGTTTTAATTCAGTAACTAAATCTTGTGTAAATTCTTTAGTTTTTTTAAAAATAGTAGTATCTACACCTTCAAATAAAACTTCAATTGGTTTTTCAACTTTTAAATGTCCTTTTGCCTCTTTAGTTTTATCATCTGCTATATCAAAACCAATGCTGGTCATTACTTCTTTCACAAAATTTGAAGGTACTATATTCATATCCATTCTATTCATACCTTCAATCCATTGGGGTGGACATACTGTTTTTTCTAATCCAGCTGTAACACCAATATTATATTTTCCCATTTGTTGAAACTCATTTGGTATTACTATATGAAAATGTAACTCTGGTTGTTTTGATAAAGTAGGTTCTTGTAACATTCTATCAATAATAATTTTATCATTAGGATCATCTTCATGCAAAGCGTTCATAGAACAACTTCCCCAACGGACTGGCCAGATTTTTACATCATATCTATCTAACTCTATTAATGCTCTACATATATCTCTACTGTGTGCACCATATCCACTTCTTGTAGCAACTGGTGCTGTTACTAAACATACTGGTTTACTCATTATAACTCCTACGCCTTAAACATACTATAACGTTTTCTTGGTTTCCACATTTCAAATCCTTTATCCATGTGGGCAATAAAATTTTGACACATAGCTTCACTTGTCATCATTGCATCATCACTATTAACAAATTCATGTCCCTTCACACCGCATTCTCGACGTTTATCTGAACCCATATCGTACCACTCTTTAATAAGAACTGCCACATCATCAAATCTACATCTATCATCGAAAATATAAGGTGTTGGTATTGAACCCACTAAAGCTCTATTAGAAGGCCATACTGGTTTTACCCATTCACCCCAAGTTAAATCTTTATTGTCTTTCCACTTCCTATCGTCATGTAATGATTTTATTTCTAAATAATCTTTTTCAGTTAAATATTTTCCTAATGTATGACCTGAACCATCTGGAGCCCAATTTACTAATTTAAATCCACACTGGTCTTGTAATCCACCTGTAACATTTACAATAATAGGTGTTCCAGCCATTAAAGACTCACAAGTACCTAAACCAAATCCTTCATTAGAAGCTATGTTAATAGTTACATCAGCCATATTATATAAATGATTCAATTGATGAGGTTCTAACTTTTTATCACTAAAATAAACTTTTAAATCTGGACACATTGCTTTAGCTACTGCCGGTAAATCTGTACCATTTTCATCTCGTGGTTGAGTATGCATTAACAAAGCACATTTTTTAGCTTCTTCTTTCGATAACATATCACAAAATACTTTAAACGCTAAAATAATATCTCCTGGCATTTTTCTTCTAATATTTCTATTATTATAAAAAAGAATAAATTCAACATTGTCATCTGTAAGTTGTTGTCTCATACTTTCAACTCTTTTATATTCGTCATCAAAAACACTTATAGGATAAAAGTATTTAGTACTTACACCATGTGGTAAATAAGTAGTTTGCCAATCTTCGGGTGGATGTTTAGTCCAAACATCTTTTACAATAGCATAAGTCTGTTTAGAAATATTCATAATTACATCACATGACTCATAAAACCATTGATTATACTGTGGTGCTGGCCAATCATCCCATATATTATAATAAAAAATCGGTATTTCTTGTCGAATTTCATGTTCCATTTCATATAACCAACCCCAAAATCTTGGGTCTGTATAATGTAAAATAGCATCAGGTTTTTCTCGTTGTACAACACTTCTAAGTAATTCAGAATTACCATAGCCATTAATAGGATATATCGTTAAACTGGCATCTTCTATACCCGTTTCATTACGACAAGATTCATTCATATCAACAACCTTACCCTCTTCTGGGTGTTTTATAGCTCCGCCAATCTGAACCCAATCATAATGTTGTAGTGTACCTAATACAAACTCTTTTGACATTGTACCAATGCCAGAACTCATTCTTAAATCATCTGATAATAATAAAATTTTCTTTTTAGACATATAACCTCACTTATGTTTTAATCATTCAACAACTGTTTTTTGACTTCTTCTTTTTTAATACTTTTTTCTATGACATTCAAGCGTTCTTCCATTCTAATCATTATTCTATGTATATCATGTAATAGTCTCTCAACATTTTTATTATTTGTCATACTTCCAGTATTCTTCATAATCTACTCCCACTAACTTTCAAATTATTCCAATTTTTAATTTGACCTTTGAAATTCTTATCTAATAAATATAAATCCATTGAACGATTTACTAATTTTTGTAAAGTAAACTCATCATCCAATGTATTCATTTTGAAATTTCTGTATAACTCTTTCAGTATTTTAACTGAAGTTAATTTGTAATCCATATTTCTAAAACCTCTATAATATATATGTATATATAAATATATGTTAATTAATTATTTTAATCATTTTTTTCAACCGTTCAGCGTGACTAATTGTATTCATTGTTCCTTTTGATTCTACTCCGTCTGGTATAAAGGCTACAATTATATCACTATACTCAGCTATCTGTTTATTTCTTTTAAAATAGTTTGTAACATAATAAGGTTTATTATATTTTGTAGCTGGTAGTTTACAATGCATATTCCAACTATAATGAGCCGGTGGAAATTCTATATATTCCATATCAAATTCTAATGTAAATTTCTTTGCATAACCGTCAGCACCATCTTTTTGTCCACCACTTACTATTTCTACTTCATCACCATATTTTTCTTTTATTTCATGTAATAAATCTTTTATCTTTTTCTTATTAGTATAGCTTCTACTACCTACAATACCAATTTTAATCTTCGTAGTCATTTCTTTTTTGTTTTTTAAATGGTTTATCTGTTGTAATAAATTTCGTATATTCATAAAACTTTTTCAAGCCTTCTATTATATTTTCTTCATTTACATAATTGTAAGTAAATCTTTGCCATTCATTACTTGGTGCGTCAACTGGAAGTATATCCCAAAATATAAATTCATAAGGTCGAATGTTGTGACCTTGTTTTATAATTGTTTTAAACTGTAACTTATCTTCCCACCTCACTAAAAAATCTTTTAAATCTTTACTTTTTATTTCACCTTCTTCATACCACAAATATAACAATATAGGGGTGTTCAACCCAGCATGAGCTTGATTAATTTTTTCCATAACTTGATTTTCTATATCTGTATTTATAAAATCAGAAAGCTTCAGTCGTAGACTACATTTAGATAACATTATAAAACTCCTGCGTCGCAATGTTCAGTTTGATTAAATACACAAAACCTACAATTCTTTTTAGATGGTTGTTTCATATAAGTATGTTGAGTATTATATTCTCCACCAATAAAAGATTCCTTAATAAATTGATTTAAATTATTAAGTACTTTATTAATACTTGGTTTACCACTTGCTGGTGTAAATGTTTGAACTCTACGTTGTGGAAAATCTACTTTTTCATATAATTTCCTCTTAACAATAAAATACTCTATATCAACTTTGTCTATCGGAATATCATTCTGTGCGCTATAAAATTGTTTATATAATAACAACTGATCGGTTTTATTTTTATCAGCCTTCTGATATTTGTTCCACCCCATTGTAGAAGTTTTAATATCTATAATTTTATACCTATCTCTTTTTACATCATGTAAAACTACATCCATATAACCAATAAAAGTAATATTATTAGGTAACTTATATTCTATTGGAACTTCTATACCGATTAACTCATAACCCTTTTTACTAAAATACATACCTCGTTTCTTTTTAAACCAGTCTAATATAATTAATCCATGTCTATAAAATTCTTCCATATCATGTTGTCCACAAAAAACTTCACCACCATTAGTTTTCATAATTTTAACATAATTTTCTTTCATTCTATGTAATAACATTTCATCTAAAAATAACGCATCAGCCATTTTAATTGTATCATTATACATTACTGTAAGATATGTTTGAAGAACTTCATGCATTGAAGTTCCAAATAATGTATGAATGCTATCAGTATATTCGCCTAAATCGTCAATATAATTTAATTTCCATTTATGTGGACAAGTAATCCATTGATTATATTGACTATAACTTATTCGTTTCATTTACCCCATTTTCCTCGTGATACTATAGTAGCCATAACCCCATAATTCGAAACATCTAAATAAGCATCTTCTAATGGTTCATCTTTTACAGCTTGTTTACCACCATTTAATAACAATGTTTTAATTCTCTGAATTTTATCATTCATTCGAAAAAATAAACCTTGAAGTGATAACTTTACTTCTGCCTCAGTTTGTAATTGCGTACCGACTGAAATATTACCAGGACCATAATCGTGTTGTTTGTGAAGAAATAACTCATATTGTTCTCGTTGAATCTTCTTAAACTCTTGTGTCATCTCAGGCCATTCAAGTTCCATTTGTTCAACTATTGTCAAATCAGGATTATTTTTTGCATACTTTTTGACTGTTTTAGAGTCTGTTATAACTTTCATCCTACTTCGCCTGCAGTATAGCCTCCAATAGTACCAAGTACATTCAATCCAGCCTCTTCTATTTTTTCAGGTTCAACACCCCACTTTTGGCAGAGCTGTCCTAATTCTAACATACCACCTTCTGTAAGCATATACATTTCAATCATATCATATGCTTCTTTTTTACTAACCTCTTCGTGATTAGCTACTATATTAATTAACCAATTTGGATAATCCATTTGATTTCTCCCTTTTACATATTTTAAATATTGTCTACTTTTTGGTAAAATATTTATATAAAGTTTATATAAATCTTTTGATTGTAAATTATACTTTTGTAACTCATTTACTACTTCTACCCATTCCATTTTCATAGATAAAAATCTATGTATCATATAATTAGACCAAGTTTTTTTATCCTCTACAGAAAGTGTATCCCAATAATTAGGTTTCTGAATCGTTGTTACTTGATTCAGATGTTGGAATAGATTTTTCTTCTTTACTGTTTGAGGTTTTTTTATAGTCCGTTTCATAAAATCCACTACCTTTAAATATAACTGATGTTTTCGAAAACTTCTTTTTCATTTCAGAATTACAAAAATAGCCTTTAGATTCTTTATGACATTTTAATGGTAAAGCATCTATAGGTTGTAATACTTCTTCTTGATGTCCACAAGTTGGACAAACATACTCATAAATCGGCACGAAATAACTTATCCTCTTTAGGTTCTTCGTCTACCTCAGTTACCCCAGAGCCTTCTAACATTGATTTAGGAACTCTACCGCAATTTCCACAACTATAAACATCAATCGGTATTAATGCTTCTTCACCTGTAGGCGAAACTATAGGTGATAATCTTTTTATAATTGTAGAACCAATAAATAAATAGTTTCCACAATGTTCACATTTCATAGTTTCTGCTTGTGTTAAATCTACTTTAACTTGTGCTTTTGGTAATGGTTTTTTTGGATGCATACTCATTTTATTACTCCTAATAGTTCAATTAACATAGCCATAACATTAATCTCTTTATCAACTACTTGACTATCTGATAATTCATACTTCGCTATCACTAAAATACATTCTGCTATATGTCCTTGTCCATAAGAATCAACTTCATCATATAATAATCTAAATAAATCTGCGAAATCTCTAATCTGTGAATCTGTTATTAATTGTCTTATGTTTTTAAATGCATTTTTCTTATCTTGTGTTTTTAATATTTCTAATAATTTTAATTTATAATCATTTTGAATGATACTACCAGTATCTAATTTTAAAGATTTATTAACAACATTTCTTTGTGAAGTATTTATAACTTTTCTTATATCTGGATAAGTTCCATTTACAATAGTAGCTACATCATCTACCTCAAATTTTACATTCTCATTCTGTAGTATATTTGATAAATGTACTGCTACTTCTTTCTTTGATGGTGGAATAATCTGAAATGATTGACAACGAGATTGTATCGGATCAATAATTCTCTCTACATAATTACAAGTCAATATAAATCTACAATGTTTACTAAATGTTTCCATTAAATTACGTAGTGCTGCCTGTGCATTAGGTGTGATGTAATCACATTCATCTAAAATAATTATTTTAAAATCTTTAAAACCTACTGTAGAAGCAAAATTCTTTACTTTAGTTCTAACTGTATCTACATTATTTTCATCACTCGCATTTATATAAAGATAATCACATTCGATATTCTTTACAAGAATTTTGGCGAGAGTGGTCTTACCTGTACCGGCTCTTCCATATAATAAAAGATGCGGTAAGTCTCCACTCTCGAGGTAAACTGATACTTTATCGAGTAGGTGTTCGTTCCCGATATAAGTATCAATAGATGAAGGCCGATATTTTTCAACCCATAAAGTATTTGACATTAATCAACTTCACTCGCTGCTACTAACCAATAAGTAGATGTAAAATTATCTATCTTAAAACTAATCTTTGCCAAACCTTCACTTGCAATTTGTAATAATGCGCTTTCACATTCTTTATTCGCACTCAGTACTTCTTTAAATAGATTGGCATTGAAAGAAATGTTATCAATTTTTTCAAATTCTGTAGTTGTTACAGGAATAACAACTCTATTTGTATTTACAGCTGAATAACCAATAACTAATTTAGCTGACGTTTCATCTGTAATTACAGTAAATGTATCTGTCTCAACTAATGCTGACTTACCGTGAATGAACTTATTAATAAGTTGTGAAGTTACATTTATACCCAGTTCAAAATTAGGTATATTTTTTAATTGAGGTGGTTCATTAATAATAGATGTATCACTTAACATATAATTAACAGAAGAATATGCATCTGATAATCTAATTGATATAGCCTTATCACCTGCCTTATTTATAGAAAATTCAATGTTCTCATCTAATACAGACAACAACCTTAATAATTGTTCAGTATCATAAACACCTATATCTGCTTCTTCATAATTCCAACTATCCATTTTCACTACACCCAACAAACTTTTATCACCTGATACAAATCTTGTACCTAATTGTTGAGTAGATGCACTACTATTGAATACTACTGAATCTACTGTGCCATTTAGATAGTACTTATTTATAAAACGTACTAACTTTTGTTTATTTATCATAACTTCTCCTGTTAATTATAACCATATATACATATATATTGATTAACTTATTGAAAATCAAAAAAATCTTTCTATTGTTTTAGATGAATCTGTTGGTTCATCCCAATTCATACTACCATATAACATCATAATTTTTTTGTGTAATGCTTGTTTATAAATTTTATCATAATTTATATATTGACGTATAAAGTTCAATATATCAATAGGATCTTCATATCCTTTATAAGCAATAGTATCTAATCCCAACGGATTTTGTTTCAGATAAACCCATTTAATTTTATCACCATTAGCTATTGGTTTATATCTCTTTGATATTTTTTTATATTTTAAAAAATCATTATAATATAAAGAACTTTTTACGTGAACTGGTGTTCCTAACCGATGAGATTTAAATATATCACCCTCTTTATTTCTATATTTAAGAATACCCTTTACACTTGTCGGTATTGCTATCTTATCAAACTCCATAAGTTTCATACTATTTTTAAAATTAATAATAAACTTATCTAACTTATCTTTTGGTACATCCATTAAAATATCTTCTAATAATTTACTTAACATCTCTCTCATAGCTACAGGAAAACTTGAACGAACTGTATCTAAACCTTTTACCATTAATTTATTTACTTTTCTACCAGTATCGTTAATAATCTTTAATCCATATCTTTTCTTTGTAACGAATAAACCACTCTTCGCTATAACTTCTTGTTTAATTTCAAACCTATGTTTATCTAAATTACAAAATTTCTTAGCAAAATATTCATAACTTTTATTTAAATACTTCTGAACATCATCAGCTATATCAAGTATTTGTTTCATCATAAACTCGTCATTAAATTTACCACTTTCCATCATTTTAGGAAATCGTTTCTTCACTAAAGGTGTAGCTGAATAAAAAACTGAATCAGTATCAATATAAATACAATGATCTGTAGTATCACCGAGTTCTTTATTATAATAGTGGTTTGTAATCTTCTTAGTAAATTTTATTAAAGACTGTCCTGTATATGTAACCGCTTCAGCGTTATCAACATCATAAAATCTAAATACTGGTAAACCTAAAACACCATACAAACTATTCAATACCACTTTCTGTAAATACTGTCTTCTATCAAAATATTCTGATTTTTCTTTATCTCCTTGTTCATAAAACTTTTTAGATAATTTACGGTATTCAACTCGTTCATCAAACCATTTTCTCAACAATGCTGCTAACAATCCATCTTTATCTGTCCGGTACATTACACCGTTTGTTGCAACACCTATGTTTTCATTCTCTAACATATTCTTTAATTCTGTTTCAGTATATTTACCTAAAAATTTACTGTTATGAGTTAATGAATAAGTTTTTTTATTATCTTTTTTTAAAAATTCTTCTGGATTCCATCCTTCAATTTTACCAAGTTTAGTTTCCGGTGATATGTTCAATGACATAATACATGACGGATACATAGAAGTAATATCTAAATCATAAACCCAATCATGTTTACCTCGTTGTGGTTCTTGAACATATGCTCCAACAAATTTTTCTATTTTTTTAGTATCTTCTTTTTTAGGTTTATTAGGTGCAACAATATTATTTTTTCTGAGATAAACTAAAATAGCTCCTTCTAAATAACGTGATGACATAAATACATTTTCATACGGTATATGACCTAAATGAGCTAATCCTCTAGCGATACCTATAAAATCTAATTTATCATCAAGTTTTTTAACAAGTTTTACATCCTGTAAATTATACTCTACAAATGTTTTTAAATCATTATCATATAAATCATTTAGTGTACCTTCATATGAAACTTTTTTCTCTCCCAACTCATATTCACTTATCGCGTCTAATCTATACGATGGTCTTTCACTAAATGTAAATCTTTTATACAAAGCTAAATAATCTAAAACACTAACACCTGCAATTTTATATCTCTTAACAAAATCACTCCATTGAACAATACCAATCGGTGATAAAAAATTAGATATTGTTTGACCTACAATTTGAACTGCTCTATTATACAAATAACTTATATCAAAAAATTCTACATTCCATCCTGTTAAAATTGTAGGTTGGATTTCTTTATACTTTATAAAAAACTGTTGTAATAATTCGAACTCACTTGTAAATGTTTTTACTATAACATCTTCATCGAAATCTTTATCTAACTTCATCTCTTCATCAAGAACATAACAATAATATTTACCTATTATTGAATCATTAAATGCTATTGAAGTTATTTTGTTTTCAGCCTTTTCTATATCTGGAAATCCATCTGTAACTTCAACTTCAATATCAAAAATCATTACTTTATGACCTATAGATATATCATCTGAATCAGTATAGTTATCAACTAATACTCTAATCTCTGGATTCACATCTGATTCAAATAACTCTGGTTGGTCAGCATCCCACTTACCTATTCTTTTTAATTTATCACCATATAGTGATATATGAGTACCTATCTTATTTTTAACGTAGGCATATTTTTTATAACGAAAGTTTTTATAACCAAACTTATCGTCCCAAATATGCATTTTATTTGATCTTCTATCGTAAAATATATTCTGGTAAATTATACACCTCTATTTATGTTATATGAATATACGAATAAAAACCTATACAAGTCAAGCGTTTTTTACGGGTTCTCCAGGTAATTCACACGCGTCATTATTACAAAACTTATCTACTTCTGCTTCTTCACCTTCAACACCAACAAAACTTAAATATTTAAGTCTACCAACTTCAGTATTATATTTTTTTTCATCAATTGCTTCATAAGGCATTTGTTTATATGCTCCTGATGGGTGTCTTGGTAATAGTGAAATACCTTTTAATCTATATTGAAAATAGTTTAACACGTGTGGTAATTCGTGCGATTCAGTTTCAGGGTCGAATGTAGCAGTACAACTAACTTGATTATCTGCCCAATGTCGTTGTAAGAATGCAGCTAAACTGAATTGTTCCCAAATCGAAAGTTCGGCCGCTGTTCTTATATCTTCACCAACATCAACTGGAATTTCAACCACAACTGTAGAATCTTCAGAACCAAAAGCTGGTTCTATTGTATAATTTGCCTTTTTTAATGGTTCTATTAACTCTGAATGTTTTGATAATCTCATTCTACGTATGTAAAAACGACTCTCAGGATAATGCATTCCAGGAGTTGCTCCTACTAAGAGTGAAACTGTACCACTTGGCTTAACTGAAGTAGTTTTAATTGAACGAGGTACTGCTAACCAATCTGAATATACACAATCCCAATTTTGTATTGTCTTATATCCCTTTTCTAACCATTTTCTTAGGTCTTCCATCCCATGTTTCGTAATAAATTGAGCTACCCCACTTACACTACATCCAATTCTACGATTTCTCAACATAACTCTATTAGTATCAGGCCAATGTGTTTTACCAAGTGTTACAGTCTTAGCGTAGAGATAAGCATATTTTAATGTCCTCTTATAATCATCTAAAGATTCGTGATTGTTAGGAAATGTCTCTACTAAACAACATAACTCATATGATTCAAGTGTTTGTTCAAGACAAGGATTACCACCAGCTGCTCTATGGTCTTTGTCATCTTTACCATTTTTTAATCTACTATAACTTCTCATATTTTCTAACCAAGCAAATCCAGGTTCTCCATTATCATTTATTCGTTTACATACATCAGTATAATCCATACCAAGTTCTGCGTATATTGAATTGTTAGAAGTCCAGCCGTATGTTTCTCTATGTTTATTTACTTTATAGTTTTTTAAATCTAAATATTCCTCATCATATGGATCACCAAATACAATTTCTGCAGTTCTACGAACATTACCTGCAACTACACATTTTCCTATTAGATTCATAATATCAACAATAGTAGTAACAGTAATCGGTTCACCTGTATTTTTATCTAAAACTTCTCTAATCTCTTCATGAATTTCTTTTAATGGTTCGTGTCCACTTGATACTCCACCAAACCCCCTAATCGGTTCACCAGCGTCTCTAATTTGATTATAGTCGAACTCTATTAATGGCATTCCATGAAAGTAACTTTCCAGTAATAGTCTTAATGATTCTACCCAACCCTCACGTGTATCAGGTATCATATAAATTTCTTCTTTTCTGTCTCGATTGATACCTTTAATAATAATTTCACCAGCACCTTTTGTATCGAAACCTACACCTACACCTAACATACTTGCATCCATAAGGAAACAAAATGGTTTTGCATAATCCTCTTTAAGTGTAGAAGTAGATACGAATGCACAATTATTAAGTGCCGCATACAACCCTTTTTCTTCTGTAATAGCGGTTCCCATAGCCCAAAGACCTCGACCTGGTGGTAAAAATTTCATATAAAAAATACGGTCATACATTTCTTGTGCTGACCGCTGTGCTTGCCAGGGATTCCAACCTAACTTATGAGATTCAATCCAGTACATCTGCATAGAATATGTACCTTCTACAACTCTACGAACAGTTTCCCACCATCTTTCATTTTTACCATTTTTTTTAATACGAGAATATGTTCTCATATAAACTAATTCACCTAATCCATTGAAACCGAAGGGTGGTCTTTTTCTTTTATACTTATCTATAAAATTTTCTGATAACTGAAATTTAACCATTCATTTAACTCCTACGTTGTAATCTTAATCGTGTAACAATCATAAATATAATATATACAAAACTAAAATCACAATTTATTCAAATCCTTCTACTTTATTTTCCATATCTTTATATTTGTTAGCTAATTCTTTTCTTAAAAATTCTTCTTTGTTATCCATTTTACTTTGTGCTTCTTTACCAAACTGACTACTACCTTCATATATCTGAACTTGACCAATATTCGTATTAATAGTAGATGGATATGTAACTCCATCTATACCAAATCTGTTTTTAATTATATGGAATCTACCAGTATTAGCTATTTTATCTTCTACTTTTCTACTCATACTCATAACAAAATCTGAAGTCATAACCTTTGAATAATCTTCAGCAACTTTATCTGCACCAATAATTTCTTCTTCTAACGCTGAACGATTCGCTTGTGAAGCTGTCCATATTGGAACTTCTACTTCACCTGCAAGTCCTCTTAAATCTTCATATATATTACCAATCGCATGTCGTTTTTCTCTAAATTGTCCCGTAGGTTTTACTATATCCGCATAATCAACTAAAACCAAATCTGGTTTATTACCACTTAATTCTATTTGTTTTAAATGAGATCCTATTGTTTGAACTGAAGCTGCCTTTGTTGGAAAATATTTTATTAATAATTTACCACCAAGAGTTGATATCTTTTTTTCAACATCTTCTTTATAATACTTAACATTTGAAGTTGTTACTCCACTAAAAATAGAGTCATATCTTAAACCAACATAATTCTCGTTTAATTCTAATGTATAATGTACAATAGATTTTTTATTCTTTAACGCTCCAGCTCCTATAGCTTGTAATGTCCAAGATTTACCTATACCAGCTGGTGCTACTATAACACCTAATTCACCAGTACCTAATCCACCATCCATTATTTCATTAATAACATCCCAGGGTGTTTTTATAGTATCTCTCGCTGACTTCGTTAATCTCTCTTCTAACGATGTAATATAATCATGTCCTAAATCTCTTGTAGTACCAGCCTTCATCGCTTCATCAATAATAGTTTTTATACCTTCATAATTTTTATTTTCTAATAAATCAACTGATTCTAAGATTGCACTTTTTAATGTTTGATTTTTACAAAAATCTAATGTTTCAGATTGAACAAATTCTAAATCTGTAGCCTCTACATTTTTCCAAACTTCTCTTAATTTATCTACGACTCCGACTTTTAATATATCATTCTCTATTTCATCAACTTTAAATTTTAAAACTTCAAGTGTCGGTTGTTTTTTATATTCATAATAATAATCTCTAATTGTTTTAACTAACCATTTATTAGAATCAGAATCAAACATAGATGAATCTAATATATCACTAATAGTTTGAATAAATTTTACATCTAATAAAAGCGATGCTATAATCTTAGATTGAAATGATGTTCCGAAGTGTGTTAATGTTTCACTCATTTTACCACCATTTACTTACTTGTTTTCTTATATGTTCTGACGGATATTTCAATTCTCCCTCTTTTCTAAACACTAAAATATATTCATGAATTTTACTTGTATATCTATTTGCGGCTACTTTACCAATCTGCATACTAGCAAACGGACTTTTATTTTTCATCACTATTATATCGTGATACTTTAATCCTACATTCTTAAACATTCTAATTGAATCAGTATGAAATGAACGAAACTCATTACTATCTCTCCAATCTGCGCATACCCAAACTAAAAATCCACCTGGTTTTAAAACTCTTTTTATATTTACTGCGCATACCTTTAACATTCCTAAAAACGCTTCATAATCTTTTATATCTGATAGTTGATTTTCAACAGATTCATATTTTTCTAATTGATGATACGGTGGACAAGTCATAACTAAATCTGCAAAATCATTTGCAGTATGTTTCATTTCACAACCATTCTCTAAATAAATAGTAGTGTCAATGTTGTAACTGTCTAAATGTTTTTTAACTCTTTCAACTGTCTTAGGTGATATATCATAACCATAATATTTTCTACCTAACTTAGTAGTTACAAATGCTCTTGTAGCCCTACCTGCAAATGGATCAACTACTACACTATCAACTACTGACCAGTAATGTATTATATCTTCTGTTAGACCCGCGTGGAATTCACTAAATCCCAATCCACTTAAATACTTTGCTTCTTCACTCCTACGTTGTTCATCTAATCCGTCATTTAAATAAGCATTTTTCCATATTTTTTTAGTCTTCCTTGTAGGTTCAACAACAGATAAAGGTAACCAACCGATTTGATCTATAACTTTTTCATTATCTTTTAATGGTAATACTTTCTTATACTCTTTACTCATGCGTTTTCTCAGCATAATGATTCAATTGATTAAATGTATTTGCTAACCAACTTATTACATTAGGTAGTGCAGTAAATAACTTATCCTCTAAAAACATTTTTTGAAATTTAAACTTTATTAATCTATTGATAGGTTCACGCATTTTTTCAATTATTTTTGTTTTAGTTGAACCAGTTATATGTACATCTGATAATTGCATTAATTTATAATTTAATTCTATAACATCTTTTGATTCTGGTAATTCTGTAATAACTTCATCCATCTCAACTATACGATTTTCACTCAAAAACGGTAATTTCTTTTGTATAGTTTTTAATCCTAAACCTCTTACACCAGGTATGTTATCTGATTTATCACCATCTAATACTCTATACCAAATAAGATTATGAGATGTTATACCATATTCATCTAACACAGCTTTCTCATCATACATTTTCTTTTTAGTCGGACTCCATATTTTAATTCTAGCATTTGCCAACTGAAGAAAATCTTTATCTGTAGACATAACTATAATTTCTGATTCAGTAAGAACTTGTCTACAAAGATAACCTATCGTATCATCAGCCTCAATATTATCATAGGACAAAACAGTTACAGGTAGTGTCTCTAAATACTCAACTATTCTCTGTAACTGCATTATCATATTCTGTTTCTCATCTTCAGGAGATGCGAAGTCGTATGAACGATTTACTCTATATTTTGTTTTACGTTTATCTTTATACTTTGGATATAATTTGCGACGATGAGTAGACCCACCCTTCCCATCAAATACTATGATAGTTCGAGTAGGCCTAATCATATTTATGGTGTAACCAATACTTCTTAGAAAACCGACTATTCCACCAACATGAATACCATCATCATTGGTAGTTGGTATAACACTAAATACTCTAATAAAAGTATTTAAGCCATCTATTATAAGTACCTTATCGTTAGGTTCACCTTCGTCTAATGAGCCACCTTTTTTCTTTATTTCCTCAAATATAGATAAATACTTTGCATTACTCACTAAATTCCTCTTCCACAACTACATCATCAATACCGAAATTCTTATCATATTTTAAAATCATTTTATCACAAATTAAATTATAACAATATTCTTTAAATTCAATATCAGTAAGTTGTTTTGACCAATCTTTAGATTGAAATTTAAGTTCTTCACCTTTATGATTAAGCATTGTATACCACGCTCCACCCTGTTTCACAAGTTTATGATCTTTTAATACCTGTAACCAACTACCTTCATTATCAATACCAGTTTCAAAATATAATTCGAAATCTGCGTGTCTCATAGGTGGTCCAAGTCTATTTTTAATGACTTGAGCTTTCATTTTCATACCAATAGTATTCTTTTTAACATCTTTAATTTGACCGATATTCTTTAATCTAATACGAGTTGATGCATGAAATGGTAATGCCTTTCCACCACTTGTAGTCCAAGGGTCTCCAAACATTACACCGAGTTTTTGTCTAAGTTGATTGGTAAATACTAAAGCTATCTTTTCTCTACCAATCATTTGAGTAATCTTCCTCATCGCTTTTGATATAATAATTGCTTTAGCAGTAGCCCAACCATCTTTATCAAAATCGGCTTCTAACTCAACTTTAGTAGTTGCTGCAGCAAGTGAATCTACAAGAATGGTTACTAACCTATCTTTATCTGATTCACGAACTTTTACAACAATTTCTTCAACTGCTTCAAATATATCTTCAACAGTTTCCAAATGTAAATATAACATACTATCTACTTCAACGCCTATCGCTTTAAGAAATTCTGGACTTACTGAAGTTTCAGTATCAATGTATACAGCTACTCCACCTCGTCTTTGAGTTTCAGCTAAGATATGAGCTCCAAGTAGTGATTTACCACTTGACTCTAATCCGTTGATTTCTGTAATTCTACCTACAGCTATTCCACCGTTAGGTTTATTTGATATTGCTAAATCTAATATAGTAGAACCGGTAGATACGAAATCTTTTATATCAGTAGGTGTTATATCTGTACCATCCAAAAAATATGCTACTTTCATATCCTTGAATTGTTTATTTAAAGTGTCAGCTAAAACACCAGCTAATTCATCTCTTGTTGACATAAATTATCTCCAATTTTATTGTTAGTAAAAATGTGGGTGGTTAGGCGTACAATAACAGCCAACTCTGGTCTTCGATCTGTAGACTGCCACCCACGATCTTGTTTTTTATTTAACTATTGAATAAATCATCAAATGCTGCTGATGTTTCTTTAGTATCACTAACTGCGTTAGGTACAGGACTATCTGTTTTAGGTGTTTCTTCTTTACTTTTAGTTTCAGTTGAACCACCATTAAGATAATCATTTAGTGCTTGAGTCAAATCATCATAAGAAAGTTCCTGATAGATTTCAGTAATGTCTTTCTGTGATTCTGTAATTGATTCAAGTTCAGCCGCATCTTCTGTAATTGGAGTTTGGTTAGGTTTTACCCTAATTGACGTTGAAGGAAAATTCTTCCCAGTCTCTTCAGCAGTTTTGAACTCTACACCGACATCACGACCACTTACAGCGTCAGTAATATCACCATAATCAGGGTCTGCTATAATAGAAAGTAGTTCTTGATAAACTGTCTTTCCGAATCCCCAAAAACGTACACCCTGTGATTCTTCACCACGGACAACAACTGGAGCAAAAGTTCTCATTTTTGCTTCAACTTTTCTACCAAGACGATAATCATCTTTTGAACCTGTTGATTTAAGTTTCTGTGCAAACTCTTCGATCGGGTCGGGTCTACCAAATGAAACAGGTGAAAGATAATTCTTACCACCTAAATCATAATGAAAGTACAACTCAATGAAAGGATTGTCCTTATTAAATTTATAAGGAACTATCCTAACCACCTGAGTACCAGGTGAAGGTTTCCAAAGATTTGATGTTCGAGTGTTTGTAGTCTGAAGTTGACTAAGACGATTTTTAATTGCGTTTAAATCCATTTTCATTCTCCATTTTCTAAGTTATTAATTTTCAATTTTCAATCAAGTATAACCCTGATTCATAAATAAGTATAATCGAATATCCGAAAATACAATTTATTTTTTCTCTTTTTCCCAAGTTTTTACATCTACTATGGTATAAATTCTTGTAGGTATTTTATTCAGTCCTTCTTCATTTGTAAGTAATAAACAGTTCTTATAATTTTCCCATTCAATAGGAAATGTCTTATCTAATCTACCATTATTCAATTCACGAATTAAATCATTAAGTGCATTGATAGTGTAGAGAGTATTTGTATTCTTTTTTCTATGGAGCGAAATAGTATCTGGTATACCCTCTACAAAATCTTCATCGTATTCTACATTATACGTACATATTAATTGATGATGGTCATTCTCATTCTGAAATACATAAATTTTATCAAACACAATTTCA